ACAACTGGATTTATAATATCATGCGCGAGATAACGGAAGGGATCAATGCCGAGCAATGGCGTTTCGACATCCAAGGCATCCAACAGTTGCAGATACTGCGTTACCGCCCACTACAGAAGTTCTCTTGGCACTACGACACCTACACATCCGAAGCACCAGTACGCAAGCTGACGGCTGTGGTGAACCTGTCCGCGCCAGAGGAGTATATTGGTGGAGGGTTGCAGGTTAAGGCTGATATGGAGAACGCTCAGTTCGTCCGCGAGCAGGGAGCAGGCTGCTGGTTTCCATCCTACCTAGAGCATCGTGCGCGTGCGCCTATCTGGGGTACACGCTGGGTGTTGGTGGCTTGGTTTACTGGACCTGCGTGGCGATAATGGCAACGCTGAACGAGAACATCCCTAGCTTCAAGGCTATGGTGAGAAAGTCATTTTTCACCAAGACCGAGTCGGACAAGGAGTTTTACAACGTCTATGTGTTCGCCTTGCAGTCTTGCGCTGGGGCAATCCTAACCTTCCACGTTATGACTGACTCTGGAATGCTGCGGAGTCGAGTACCGCTATCTGAGATATACACGCACGAGCCAGAGGCCGACATCCCATTTAATTACAAACAGCTTTGGGATTGCTTCAGCGAGAATGTAACCGTTACCGAGTACAGCTTCTTGGCCTACCACCGCGCACAGATCCTACTACGGGATGCGACCAAGGTATGGGGTACATACCTATTTACTGTGGACTGGTTTAACAATCCTTACAGCGATGAGCCGTCCGATTACAAGTGCGGTCATGTCTTTGCGGGTGACGATGGCTACTTACTCTGTATGCCAAACAACCGCATCTTCTGGCGTGACTCGAATTGGGTTACCAAGAAGTTGCCAGATAACCTAAAGCAGTTTCGGGTTGATACCGACCTGCCATCCGTAGAGAATCAGAGTGACAAGTGGGTGACAGAGGATACGGATTCGTTTTACTACGACATTAAAGAAAGGGATACACAATGAATGTAGAAGCCAAGAACAGATTGAAGTGGGCACGGGATATGCTTGCCATCGCCAGAGAGAAGCTTGTCTTGGAACGTAACCGCGCAACTCACGGACGCTCGGTGGATATGATCCAGATCATCACGATGGTGGATGCGGCCAGCCTAGTCTGCAAGGAAGTGGTGGGTGAGGAATGAAGTACCTATCCGTATGTTCTGGCATTGAGGCAGCGTCTAAGGCTTGGGAGCCTATCGGATGGGAGCCAGTTGCGTTTTCAGAAATAGAACCATTCCCGTCAGCGGTGCTGAAGCATCATTGGCCGGAAGTACCAAACCTAGGAGATATGAGTAAATATGAACAATGGAATATACAAAGCGGATCAATTGACATTCTGGTCGGAGGCACGCCCTGCCAATCCTTCTCAGTCGCAGGACTTAGGCAAGGACTCAAAGACCCAAGAGGCAACCTTATGCTTACATACCTTGCAATCGCTGAACGTCTCAAACCTCGATGGCTTGTCTGGGAAAACGTCCCCGGTGTCTTGTCATCTAACGGAGGAAAAGATTTTGGTTCCTTCCTCGGAGCGTTGGGGGAGCTGGGGTATGAGTGGGCATACCGAGTGCTGGACGCTCAATGGTTCGGAGTGGCCCAAAGACGCAGACGTGTGTTCGTTGTCGCACATCTTGGAGAAGGGAACCTTGCCGCAAAGGTTTTATTTGAGTCCGAAAGCGTGCGCAGGGATACTCCGCCGCGCAGAGAAACGAGGCAAGGAGTTGCCACCAATGTTGAAGCAGGCGTTGGAGTTAGTCTGCCAGAACGAGAAGTAGTTGGATGTTTGAGCGATGGCGCGCACATGGGTGGAGGATTGAATGGGCAGGATGCTTACAGCGGAAGGATTATGGCTGTTGCCAATGCAATCCCAATCCACGATCAAGCCACTCGCAACGCTGGGAAGCGGGGGAACAAGCAAGACGGCAAGGGCAATGGACTTGGAGTGGGTAAGCCAGGTGATCCTTGCCCAACCTTGACTAAGGGTGACAAGCACGCTGTCTTATACGAGAACCATCCCAACGACAGCCGAGTAACTGGTCCGCACGATGTTGCTCCTAGTTGCGTATCACGATATGGAACTGGTGGTGGGAATGTGCCGTTGGTTCAGGAGGCGATTGCCTTCCCAGCAACAATGAGTGGCACTCAATGCGCTAAAACAAAGAACCTTTCTCCAGCGATTTGCTCTGTGAATCAAACAGCGATTGCCTTTGAGCCTGGTATTGCAACGAGAGAAGGCAACGAGAGCAGATTTGTTAAGGAACTATCTCCAACATTGCGGAAGGAGATGGGAGATAATCAGGTGGCGGTTGCAGTTGATACCTACAACCACGCACTACAAGAAAAGGCCGTACCGATTCGCTCTACTGCTTCAGATATTTGCCATACTGGAGGGGTCATCAATCCAGCGGATAGAATGGCAGTACGCAGGCTCACGCCAAAAGAATGTGAACGACTTCAGGGCTTTAACGATGACCACACGATGATTCCTTGGCGCAACAAACCAGCGGATCAATGCCCAGATGGGCCACGCTACAAGGCTCTAGGTAATTCTATGGCTGTGCCGTGCATGGCTTGGATTGGGAAAAGGATTGACGCAGTTGAGAAATCTAAATAGAAAGGCAACACAATGAAACTATGGACAAATAACACAAACGGAATTCACAAAGTCGATGACAATATGCTCTATCCGCGCACTACCTATGTGTTGCCCGATGAGCTAACTGGACCAACCTGGGACGATTCAATCCCTTGCCCGCACGAGATCAAGCCGTACTACAAGGGGCGCGCTGCTGGTGGGGCAACAGCCGTCTACCGCGCTGGTGCAATCGGTGACGCAATCATCGCGACTGCCTTCGTTAATTACCTAGTGCAAGAGTCGGGTGGGGTTGTGGAAGTTTACGCACCTGCTCGCAACCTGCCTCTCTACGCTGGGCTGGGTGCAAAGCTGTGGCCGTTGCCTGCATCGCTGGAGGCATGGAGGTCATTTGATGCTCACTTGCCAACGGATGATTTGTTCAGCGGTCAGGTTGGTAACACCAAGCTAGGCACTGGCGGCGGCAACTGCTACCAGAGGATCTACGAGTGGATGGGTGTTTGGGATGAGAAGACGATGGCTAAGTATTGTAAGCCAGTTCTGCATCTCATCGAGCCAGACCACGAAGAGCTAAAGGCGATGGGCAAGTGGCCGTTGCCTAGTCCGTTCTTTGCCTATCACGTTTCGTCCAGTGGTCCGACCCGCACCTACCCGCCAACGATGGGGCAGGAAGCGGTGCTGGCGTTGCTTGAGGCTTACCCCAAGCATCACGCTGTTATTATTGGGCTGGATAACAGCAACAACTTTAAGGTGGATCATCCGCGAGTCATTGACCTATTCAACTGCACCAAGGCTGTGCGCTCACTGTTCCCGATTATCAGCGGGGCTGACTTTGTTGTTGCGCCAGATAGCTCAGTCAATCATATGGCTGCTGGATTGGATACTCCGTGTGTGTCGCTGTGGGGCAGCTACGATCCAAAAGATCGCGTTTCCTTCTACCCTAAGAACGTATCGATATTCAAACCCGATACCTGTCCGCACGCACCTTGCCGACCGCACGCTGGGTTGCCACAGGCCAAGTGTAAGGATGCCAGTAATCGCACCCCAAAAACTCAATACTGGTGTAACGCCCTGCGGAATATTACTGCCGAAGATATTGTGCTTGCATCGCAAAGGGCGATTGAGTTATAAGACAAATAACTAACTGGCGTTGTGGTATGCAAGGAGATCTTGCATCGGGCGTTTCCTCAGTGTGTCTACCCCTTGAATCAGAGCCAGTTTGAATTTCTATGAGTGAAGAGATAAAGATGTTTAGTGGATTGGCCGAAGAGCCAGAACAGTATCTGTTTGGCTTTGCAGCCGAAACAGAAACATTAAGCACGACAGCATTGTCAATTGATGCAATGCACTACTCGCACAAAGTCGGCGAGATAGGCGAGTTGCAGTTTGATATATGGGCAATCAGCAATGGGCTGAATGCGTGGAGGTCAATCAATCCGCACACAAAGATAGATCGAATAGTGGCAATGAAAGATGGAACATTTCGAGGATTCCACATAAAGACCGCCACGTTCTCATTGAAACAAAATTCCTACGGATTCAAGGCAACGTCCGATCCAGATACGTTTCCATCTGATTACTGGTTTCTTGTCGGGCTTAATCAAGACTTGGGTGTTGCATTCAAATTGATCGTTCCGTTTGATAAGTTTGGAACTCAATCAAGGGTTTCAATAAGTAAAGCTTGCATCCATGATTATACCGAATACACCAAGATCCCGACTGAATTTCTATGACAACAGCACAACGGCAAGCTGAAGAGATCGTAGGCCAAGTGGATTGGCAGTCCGAGAACCACGGGCTGTGCAAGTGTCCTGGCGAGGCTGCACACACCAGCCACACGCGCATCAGAGATACAACGGTGTTCGTAGACGGCGCGCCGACTATCTTCTGCTGGCATACTTCCTGCACTCCGTATCGTGACGAGGCCAACCGCAAGCTGCGCCGAGCCATATTGAGCGATGTTCTTTACAAGCCAGTAAACATTATGTCGGGTGGCACAGCCGTACCGAAGCTGGTCATCAAGAAAGACCCGCACTCCGAGGTGCTAGATAGGATTAAGACGATTGCTGAATCCAACAAGCAACGATACTTGACTCACTACACTTGGGACCCAGCGGATATGTACGAGGAAAGCCCGACCAAGCTTGGCGATCCAGCGCAGGACTATCAGTTGTTCCTATCGCTGTTCAACGCTCTTGACAATATCTGGATAGGCAACGTAACGGACAGCGGTAAGCATCCACAGAACTTCCGCATCGCTTACGAGTGGAAGAAGCTGGATGAACCAATCGGGCAGTACACGACTGGTGCGAGCTACAAGCAGGGTACAGTCAGTCGATCCAACGATACGGTTGAGCATAGGGTGTTCTTGGTTGTCGAGTCGGATGTACTCAGCAAGCCAGAGATGGGCGCGGTGTTCCAATTGATGCGCGATTTATTCAGCATGAAACTACACGCTGTC